AATCAAAGCATTCTTCGATAAGCCGCTCGATCTTCGCAATTAGCCGTTTTTGGTCTGTAGGAAGCCTCACCGATTCATCCCCCGCGGCTTCGTCGGACGATTACCCTGAATCATGGTCATCACGTTCGAGACATTCGGATCGGTCGGCATCCGCACGCCAGCGCCAGCGCCGCCTTGGAAATACTGATGCCCGACTTGATCAGCGTATTGCGTGACTGGATTGCTTACGCGAGGCGCTGCAACGTCGCCTTCTCGCAGGCCATCACGCATATTGTTAACGCCATTCTTTGAGGCGTCGTTCCAAATCTTATCCACGCTGCGTGCGATTGCGCTACCGCCAATAGCCGGAGCAGAAAGCGCGGGTTCAGGCGCACCGCCCATATTTGCCCCACAAAGCTCGCACTCCGCAGGCGGCGGCTCCTGCCGCGTCATATGGAGAAATCGAAAGCGCCTATTGCAATCCGGGCACTCATACGTCCGCATGATTGGCATTAACAACCCCATCGCTTACGCGCGGCCTTACCGCGCTCGCCAGTCCAACTCTTTGAGCGCGCGCAAAAGCTTTTCTTGCGCGCGGCATCCGTAGAGGTCTTCGGGTTCGGCGCAGGCGCTTTTAGGTTGCTGCCCGTTTCCCGGTTATACTTCGCACGGCCCTTCGCAGTAAGCCCTGCACCTTTTGACACCGGCAACTTCTCGCCGCGGCCAACAGAAAGCTTTGCGTTCTTTGCCATTATCGCTTTGCCGTCTTTGCTGATTCACGAAAAGCCTTTGCGCTGGGCGCGCCTTTAGCGCCGGGCTTGCGCATCTTTTCGCCTGAGCCTTTCTCAATCCGCTTACGCTTCGCGTTGATATTTGAATACAGCCCAGGCTTTGCCATCACCACACCCTATGTGCGTTTCGCGCTGTGCGCATTATCTGTTCGCGCTGCACCTGCAACTGCGAAAAATGATCCTTCACGATCATTTGCATATGTTCTGACGCAACATCATTCCGCGATACAACGCCCCTCTTCGAGACGACCTCGCGGGTAGTGCCTTGGGATTGCAACCTCGGACGCTCACCATCAATCCAGGCGCGTGTTGCAAGCGCAGCAGCCATCACGCGATCGTCTTTAGAGTTGCCATCGCCGCGAACAGACAGCCCTTGCTGCACGATAGTCTGCATTTCCTCAAGCAGCGGAAAGCTTTTTAACCGAATCTGATTCAGTGTAAAACCGTCACGAAACTGATTGAAAATAACCAGCTTGTTTTGTAGGTTGGTTTTCCAGTGATAGGCGCTGGCGCCGCCGAACGAGTCCACGCGCTTATACATGTAGTTCTTAACGTTGCCAAGAATATTCCGCAGCGCCGGATCATCCGAAGCATTCGTAAGCATACCTTGCTGCAGCATGTTTTTAAGATTGCGAAACTCCGTAAAGACGGCTTCGCCAGGACCATTCAGCTCCAGCAGTAAACGCGCATTGCTATACGCGCCGGCTAGATGCGCGAGCACCCAAGCGAACTGATACGCCTTAATCATCGGCGTGCAAAACTCAGCTACTTGGTCCATACCATCGGAGTAGACCTTGAAGACTTGCGCGCAAAAGCGATCGGCTTCATCGCTTGAGCCATACGCAGGGTCCGCGCCGATCACATACGTTCCAAGTGGGTCAGGTTGCTCCCAGATCTTCAGGTCTGCAAACTTCACATTCTTCACCGGCTCAATCGTGCAAGCAAGAAAGTTCTCGCCAGCCATGTATCGGTAGCCGTGGAACGGAAGCTGAATAACTTCTTTCTGCAGCTCTTTGATTTGCTTGGCTGGGAAAAAGCCCAGCCCCGTCATCATGAAAGCTTCTTCTTCGTGCCAGGGAAGTTCCTGCTCAATCGTAGAGTCTAGCGGAATATCCCCCTCATCTCGTTCGCCAGATGGGTCGCGCTTATACCGATACCACGCGAGCTGTTCCATCGTTACGTCAAAGCCATAGTGCTCCTTAACGTAGTCGATCTTATCCTGCTCGTCTTCGCTGATCGGTGCTTTAGCGTAGCGCTCGAAAAGCTGCGCTTCCTTCAGCGAAGCACGCGGGTTGAAGCTATAAGATTCCTTCGCCCACCAGCCAATGAAGATCGGCTTCTTCGTCAGCGCATCTTCGTTTGCGGACTCCCACATATTGTAGAAGATGTTGTAGCCCTTGGCTGTGGACTCAAACACATAGAGTCGCGCAGGGAATACATCGGAGAGGGACTTCTGCAGCGCTTCCAGTCCTTCTTGATCGCCCCAAGAAGAACACTCAGTCGCGTGCAAGAAGTTGTAAGCGCGGCTGCGGCCAAGGCCAGAGTTCTTTTTCGTGCCAGCTACGAGGTAGTCGATAGAAGAACCGTTCGCGAGAACAAGACCGTTCTTGTTGTGACTGATAACTGGAACGCTGAACTGCTTCGGCAAGCTGCCCATCATACGCGTGAAAAGCAACCTGCCCTTGTCGCGGTTGCCTTCAGTATCGTAAACGATCGCGCCCTGCAAACCCTTAAAGTAGCTGATCCAAAAAAGATCCAGCGCAAAGCTAACGGTCGTGATGCCAAGCTGGCGCGCTTTCAGCACAACAAACCAGTGGATATCTTCGCCAAGGCCGGAGAAGACTTCTTCCAGAAAACGCTTCTGCGCGAAGAACGGCTCAAAATCCGTGTTCGGGCCGTAGTCCTTTGAGTCGATCTTCACGTAAGCGAGGAAGGCGTAGAACGCTTCCTTAAACTCTTCTACGTTTTCTGGGTTAAAAGTTTCTTCGGTCATTTGGAAAGGCCTCCAGTGTTTTTCTTAAGCGGCTCTAACTTCGCGGCGCTTTGCTTTATTAAGGTCCAGCGCTATAAGTCCGGCAGTTCCCTGCGCGGCAACATGCGCTTTCCAATCAAAGGCTTCCAACTTTAACGGAAGCGAGTTCACTCGAAGATTGCTCTTCCGAAAGTCCAGCCGATCCCGATTGATAAAATCAACTCGGCTTCCAACCGGCAGATCTAAAAGATACTGCCCAAACGAAATATGGTATTCTTTCCAGCGAGTCACACACCGCAGAAAGATATATGGATACCGGCGATATTCTCCCCGGTATCTTTTGTTCCGCATGACCACGCACCAAGAGGGTAAGAGGACGCGCGGGGCGTCCTCCTCGTCGATAATTACTTCAGTGAATTTACGGACCCGATATAAAGTCCATGGCCGCTCAGCTATTTGCATTTTACCAAGTATAATACTGCGTGTTAGTGCTGGCGTAAAAAGCAGCCGATGCGCCAGCTACAACAGTAATTGCAGTATCGACACCAACAGCGTTAATCTGCCCGCCTGCAGGCGGATATACGTTTAAAGTATTTGCCCCACGATTAAACACAACAACAGGCAACCCGACTACAGTTTGTGCGCCAGCAGTTGGTAACCGAACACCTGTTCCAGCAGCAACTGTCACAACTTCATTAAAAACCCCAATAAGATTTGTTGCTGTTGCAGGTGTTGCGCCTGCGGCTACAATCCCATTTTGCGGGCTAACGCGAAAAACTCCGCTTGATAATAGCATCGGAATTAAAATATTCCAATGAGCGGTATCGTTATTTGCTTGTAAAGACCAGACCTGCCTCAAAACGCCAGCAGCAGTTGTTGACTGGAATTCGTGAAAATCCCCATTCATATACATACGCAGCGCATCGCCATCAAGGTCTGTCCAACCGTAGCAAGCACGCAGATTATATACCGGGTCATTTGGATTGTTCAGCAAAAAGCCTTGCTGCAAACTACCTGTTACCCCTAACTTTTCAAACCAATTACCGTACTGATTTGGGCTATATCCTCCGGATGAAAATGGCTGTGTTGTATACGCAGTTCCCATAATCACATTGTTTGAGATTGTAGCTGAGTTTGTTTCGCAGCGAATTACGCTAACGTTGGGAGCTGCCGTGTTTGGATTGCTGATAGTGTTGCCAGTAATTACAATACCTGAAGCAACCCCACCATTAAAAACATAATTTGTAATAACTTCAGCTGACCCTAAAATATCCTGAAACGTATTACCTACAACAGTTGCCCCTCGCACATCTCCACGCAGAACAAGAAACGCGTTTTTAAAATAATTTGCTTCAATCGTAACGCCAGAGATATACGCACCAGCACGCAAGGGTTCAATCTGTGAAGGCTCAGCAGCTGCACCAGTTCCAATTAAAATATTATTACTCATCGTAAAACCGCTAGCGCTATATCCTGTGCTTGGCGGAACAGTCGGATCAGGGTTGAAATTAACCATTTGAGCGGTTGCGTTGGCTTCTAAATAGTTTCCAAGCACCCGCGCATTTGAGGGGCCATCCCAATGGTCAGCACCACAATTAGTAAAATTTAACATGCGGTTATTAGCGACAAGAGTATCGTCGCAGCCAAGCAAAGCGGTCTGGCTTGCGCCGCCAATAAACGTGCAATTTTCAACACGAACAGTCCGCACTTTTCGCAGATGAATAATATGCGCAGTGCCTGGGCTGTAAATCGCTGAATAATCAACAGTCAAATTATCAAACGTAATATCTGTATCTGCAATCGTCGCAGAATTAAAGTTGGTATTTTTTAAAAACGGATATTGAGTCGCACTCCAGGCACTAGTCGGCAGCGCTACAAATTTGCCGCCGCCAGTCATGCGAGTCTTCGACTTAACTGTAAACGTTTGGCTAAAAGGGCAAACTAAACTTGCAGCAATAAAAACTGTTCCGCCTGTGCTTGGCACCGCATTTAACGCAGCTTGAATTCCGGCGGAATCATCTACAACTCCGTTGCCGACAACTCCATAATTACGAACGTCAATAACTGGATTTTGCACTGTTCCATTTGAGCGCAGCGCAACGTAAAAGCCGTCCTGCGCCGGAACCATCGTAGAATACGTGATTGAAGTACTCATCAGGACACCATACTATTTGCGGCCACTTCGGCTGCGCTAAAACTAAAAAGCAATCAGCAATAGCCGCGCTAAATAATTTCCCAACGCGGCTATTGCTGCGCGCGTTTACGCAATACGCAGCGTTCCAGAAGAATTCCAAACCGTACCAGCAGCAAGACCAGCAGAGCTGGTCGGAAGATTCTGCAGCTTAACCGTGCCGGAAGTTGTCAGACCAGTAATCGTAATGCTGACTGATACCGGCTCCGCGCCGCCATATTGAGACACCGCCGCGCACAGCGCGGAAAGAATCTGCTCGGTAGACCAACCAGTAGAGCTTGTCAAGGCTACAGGCACCATTCCAGTAATTGTTACGCTCATTACTTCTTCACCTTCTTCTTCGCGGCAGGCTTCATCTTGCCAGCCTTCTGCGCGACCTTCGTAGCGATAGCATACGAAGCTTCTTCCGGCATACCCTTCGCCTTCATTTTCTTCGCGAGCTTCTCAACCATCTTAGGCATCAGTATTTCCCTTCGCAAGATATTCAGCTTCACGCATTACGCGAGTGCCTTCAGGCGGAACCCACTGGGTTTCACCATCCCACAGACAGATGTTCACTACGGTCCCCGCAGGAATCACTACCTCTCGCAGGCCCTTTTCAGGATCAAACTCTTGCCGCGTTTCGTCAGCAAGAGAAATAATAACCCAACGATCTACTTCAGCCATCTTAATACTCCACAATGATTACAATGCCCGGGGCGCCTGCACCGCCTACGCCACCAACGAAGCTGGGGCTGTTACCTGCGCCACCGCCGCCACCTCCGGCGCCATAGTTTGCACCCGCGCCGCCTGCGCCACCATTTGCGCTAAGACCGCCGCCTCCTCCAGCCCCGCCCCCCGCAGGCGCAGTGATAGAAAGATATGTCAACGTGGGCGCTGCGCCTGATTGTCCAGGCGCACCGGCTGCGCCTCCAGATGCAAAATTGGAGCCTCCATTGTAGTTAGACCCACCTCCAAAATTGCCCGGCTGTGCTGTTGTTCCTGCCAAGTTAAACCCGCCGCCAGCACCTCCAGCAGCAGGGCCTATGAATGCGTTACCACCGGTGCCCGCAACCCCTACGGCTGAAGTTCCTGCACCAGCGGCGCCAATAAATAAATTGGAAGTTCCTGTGCCGCCGCCCCCGAAAGAGCCGCTGCTAGCAAAGTTCATGCCGGGGCCGCCTGCCAAATTTGTTCCTGAAGCGGCAAAGCCATTGTAGTTGGTGCCGCCACCACCACCACCCGATGCGACCGCTGCCCCTCCTGAAGCACCACCGCCACCACCGCCGCCGTAGAATTTTGTGCCGAAACTTGAAATACCGCCTATGCCGCCAGTTGGCGATCCTGATGTGCCCGCACTACCACCAGCACCAACGATGATGGTTTCTGTGGCGCCAACATCTGACGCCCGAACCACAGCGTGCATCCAGCCGGCACCACCACCACCGCCCCCGCCAGAGCCGCCGCCTACGGCAGCATAAGTGCCGCCAAAGCCTCCACCACCGCCACCACCCACAACAAGAACTTGAACCGTCTTTGCATTCGGGTTCTTTGTCCAAGTTGCTGAACCAGCAGTTGAAAACACCGTAGTGATCGGCGCAATAGCCAGCGCGCCGCCCGCCGTCGAGACTGTCTTTAGTGCCACGGATTAAACTCCAACGCCAGGAGTAATATAAATCTGCGCGTTGCCTGCGGCAGTGATTCCGGTAAACCAAGCGTTCGGAAGAATCGTCAAGATCTCATCCGTGCCTGGAAGCAGCGGAAGCGCCTTACCGCTAGTGCTTACAACTGTCGCGGCTGCGGTTGCAGCTGCAGCAGTCGGACCAAAGCCCAAAAACACAAGGTTCACACCTGCGTTGATAACGCGATACCGCTGCGCGCTTGTGCCCGTGCCGGGAGCCTGCACCGCGGCCGGTGCGGCTGTCGCAGCTAGAAACGTAACCGTATTGCCTTGCGGTACAAA